AGGCACAGACCAGTGGGCGGTATTCTGAGCCACGTTGGGAGGTATGCCTAATCTTTGGTCCAACTCAAGGTTGTCGAGGTCGAATTGCGAGGGCCACGGTTCTCCACCCGGTTCGTCATATCCTTGGTATCCTTGGTATTGCCCGACGTTCCACGGCGCGGTGTAGTCGATGGGGTTGTTCTGGTACACCGGCAATGTTGGTCCGGTCTGGTCGCCAGCAAAAAAAGGCGAATTTGGATCCAATCCCATTTGGTTTAGCTCCAATAGAAACTCGGCGCTGCTCTGCGGATTGACAATAAGAGGCCCATCGAAGACCGGACCCGATCCGGCGGACTCTTCCATCAGCGGGACGTTTTCAGGGTTAATACTTGTTGGCGGGTAAATGTCAGGGTAGGTGTAACCTCGTTGCTCGTAGCCCGGAGCGTGCTGCTGCATAGCTGTATACTGCTGCTGCCTCTGCTGCTGCATCTGATTCTTCTGCTGCATCGCCATCTGCTGTTGCATTCCCATCTGCTGTTGGAACTGCGGGTATGATATATTTCCAGTGCCAGCAGGCTGCTGCCTTAGCTGGGGATACAAACCGGGAGGAGCCATGTCACTATTTCCACAACTGGGTGAAAGGCTTGAGCGCCTCGTATTGTCCTTGAGCCTCTTGTTGTCTCTTACGCCGCTTCTTCTTCTCCTCCTCGGATTCGAGCAGGAAATACGGGTTGGAGAGCTGCTCCACCTCACCGTTGTATGGCACATCGCCAGCAGCAAATAACCCCTGCTGCTGAGACTGCATCTGTGGCATACCGAAGGAAGAAGCCATCTGCTGCAACGCTGGCAAACTTGCTCCGGGGAACATGTTCATACCACCACTAGCCATGCCGGATAAACCGGTCATAGAGGGGATACTAGCCATACCCGCCACCTCCTTGCTGAGCGCCTTGCTGACCCATCAACTCGGCAACCATCTCCTGTTGACCTTGCTGCGGAGGAGTCACATTTCGCCTCTCGTTGATCCGATGAGTCTGTTGGGGTAATCCCGCCTCTTCAGGCCCTGCGCCGCCTTCTGGGCCACCTGACGGGCCTCCAGCGGCCGGTCCTGCCCCCTTCATGATCTGTTCACCCTCGCTGACAATCAAATCCTTCAACTCAGGAAGATCGCCGTACTCGCTATACATAGCGACGATAGCGTTTACATCAATGCTCAATCCCTGCTGCTGCATCAAGGGCATCATCGGCATCAGCACTGTTTGAAGAATCTGAGTCGCATTTTGCAGCCTCTGGTGAGGAGATGAGTACGACATCGAATACGGCTCGATGTTGAATTGGTGCTGCTGAAACTCCTCCAAAGGACGCTCGCTGGGACTAAGCGTCGTCTCGATAGGTGCACCAAGACCCTTGATCTGAAGAGTCGCAGGATACTCCTTTACGGGATTGGCCCAGACGTAGTAAGCGTAATCCTCCAAGATACGCTTGGTGAAATCCACCACCGCATCCTGCATACCACTCACTCGCTGGTTCGCACTGGCAAACAACAACCGATCCTGACCGAGAGTCTCGCTCTGAGGACCGAGACCGCCAAGCGCATCGATATTCCCAGCCCGCCAACTGAACAGCTCCTTGATCTGGAGCATGAAGGCAAAATTCCTCTGATCGATCCCGCCAAACATCTTCTCCTGAATCGCATCAGGATTCTGAACACCGACGATGTCTCCGTCGCTCGTCTTCCTGATCCTCTCAGCATCTTCGCTGTCTTCACCACGAGCAACACCAACCACCTTGGCTCGCTGTGCTTGACGGTCCAGCTTCCGCATCAACCCCTCTGCCGTCGCATCAAGACCCAACCACTGAGCAACCGGAGGAAGCGGCATCGTCTGACCATCCACCGAATCAAAATACAGCCAATGGTACGGACCCTTCTTCGGACCAACCCAGTCGACAATCTTCAGGGGCGAATCCCCGTCTCGATCAGTAAGAGTGACAATCTGCTTGCTCTTAGGCAACCAAACCTCCCACAACTCCACCTTCTCGTAGAACGACTCCTCGAATCCGGCAGATGCGCCCTGAGAGATAGTGTGGATACGCTCGTCGCCAGAATCGTTGAAGCTCTGGCTATGGATAGGCTGAAGATTCTTACGAACCTTCGAGTCGAAATCCTTACGCTCCTTCGCTTCGTCAAGATCGATCTGGAATCTATGACCAGCAAAACTGATCTCGGACATCCTGCGAACCGACATGTCGTGGACCCAATCATCCAGAAGAATCTGGGTCATGTAAGGCTCAAGGTTATGCAACTGGTAACCGTCAACCGAATACTCTCCGCGATTCCTGATACCAACCTTGCAAATACCAATCGAGAACAGAGACGCCTTTACCACGCTCTGAATGACCTGATGAATGTCGCGAGTCGTCGTCAACATCTCATTGATGACAGCTTCTAGCTTCTTACCTATCGGACGGAAATTCCTCTCGCGAGTGACTATGTTCACCTTCGGAGGACGAGCCGCTAGGTTACGCTCGTACACGTTGACAGCCAACTCGATGAGGTTCAAAGACCTCGGCTTGTCCGATCCCGTCCGACTGTAAAACCCGCCCACATATTGCTTTACGGCATTACGATGAAGCTCCCGGTATTGCTCCAGCTTCTTGCGAGACTCACGCATATTCTCGCGTAAACGCTGTATGAGCAACTTGTCTTTTTTTTCTATGCGGGGCACTAGATATTCTTAGTAGGGGAATAGATTGTCTATCGTCGGCCCGCCACCGGGAACCTGTGGCCATTGATCGCCCGGTTGCGGTTGCCACCACGGAGGAACTGTCGGACTGATTTGACCGGGCCAAGCGTGTTGAATGCCGGGACGACCCAAAGGATCCGGATGGACCTGCGTTTGAGGCGGCATTGGGTTCGGGACCGGTAGACCACCGGCCTGTGGCAACATCTGACCAACCGCTGCGCCAGCGCCCTGAGCCATGCCCTGACCAATCATCTGCCCAAAATTAGGCGCAGCCGGAACACCACCAAACGGATTGTTCCACGGAGGAGGAGCACCGAAACCCTGAACACCCGGAGATGTATAGTCGATCGGGTTACCCGCATAATTCATCGTGGGAGACCAACCCGGCACTGCCACACCCGGCTCAGGACCAGCAGGCAATGGAGACATCCCGCCACCGGAAAACGGCCAAGGATCGCCGGGATCCAAGATGTCAAACTGGTCAACCTGACTATATTCGTTCCAGTCACCAGCAGTCGCCGGAGACATCGCAGGAAAAAAGTTCGGATAACCCTGACCAGCCGGTCCCATGTTGAAACGCACCGGACCAAATAGCGGGCCGGGCGGAGGCGACTGTAGCGGAGGAGGCATTAAGACCATTCCTCAGTTTGGCTAGACCTATCCTTGCGGCGCCACTCAAACGACATCACCGGAGGACCGGCTTGCATTTCAGGCTTACTCTGCTTCCTCTCGCGAAATATCTTCGCACAGAGGGCATCTGCGATAACCACGTCCCCATGATTATCACCCTTGTCTGAAGGATCTATCGTGAGCACAGAACCTCCATGCTCAATTCTCCCATTAGGAAGATATACAAACTCAGAAGCCTGAGTCAATGCTTTATCGCTGGGGTTTATGATTCCACCAGTCATCAGCAGCTCTCGATAGTTGCTAAGTAGATCCTTCTTCCCCTCAGAAGTCGAGAACCAACCCGGCCTATCACTCTGCCGCTTGCTGAGACTCGTGTCGTTAGTCGAGTAGTAGATATTCCCAAAACGACAATCCTCCATCAAAGTCCTGCCGAATGTTCGGCCCGGACCTGTAGCCTCCCAAATCAAAAATGCCGGACGACCTCCCGGTCCAAGGAACATCCGACACAGCGCCACAGCCAACTCGGCGAACCGGTTTGGAGTCAACCGATTCGTCGCCAGTTCAGCCACCTTCTCTCCACTGAGACGGTCTACAACCGACAACGCCGACTCACTAGCGCCTGTTCCCATCGAGATGTCAGCACCGACAACGTAGTCGCGATCGCTGCGAGGAAAGCGATCGGTAAGGGGTGTCCAAACCCTCAATGGCCCCACATCGTCCTCGCTGAAGTTAGGCTCGTAATCACCATCAATATACAGAGTCCCAACATGATCCGGCTCCCGACAGTACAGCTTCTTCAGATTCTCCAACTCCTTCGGATTGAAAAATGGGTACGCTGAACCCTGATAGTCTATGTCTAGCTGGGTAGCTATCTCAACCGGATGAGCACGACGCATACACTCGCCGTCGTACCAAGGACTGCGAGGCAAACCATCCTCGTCATGGTAGAGACCATCACTCTTCTCAGGATGGTCCGGCCAATGGAACCGAAGACGAGCAGTACCCTTCTGACGCTGAGCATAAAAAGCGTTCGCCGTGCCGTTCGGAGTGCTGTTGAATATACGACAGTTGGTCGTGTCGGCAGTCGCACCAAGAACGTCCCAACCACCCTGATCAAACGCCGCATACTCGTCAACCAACATCGCCGTCCTACGACCACCACGACCAATGTTGTCCGTCGTACTCTCACCCTCAATCTTCGAGTCGTTCTGGAGGTTGATCAACTTCAACTTCTGACGCTTAAACCTCGGCATCAACCACTTCGGTAAACCCTTGTGGATGAAATCCAGATGACCAAATAACGAGTCGCCAGCACCATCCACCAACGCCTCCTTACGAGATACCATCAGAAAACTCTGCATACGATGAAACAACCATCTCCACTGAAATACCGTCAAACAAATCCAACTGGCACCCATGTCGCGAGACTTCTCAATCAATACGTCGTTCTCGCCAATCGACTCGTCCAACGACAAAAATGCCTCGTCCTGATACGGGTACGTTATGAACGGCAACTTCGGACTCTGACCGTCAGAGATCTTCCGAGGATCATACGTCCACACAAATGCGTTCACGTAAAACAATACGTCCTGAGCACAGGCACTCCACAAAGCAGACTGGAACTCCAAGTCATCAGCCGACTTCGTCAGCAACCAACTCCGGTACTCCAAGTTCTCCGCGTAACCCTTCGGAACTGTCTGGTAACACAGACCGGAAGTCGCTAAGCATCTCTGCGATTTCAGAAGTGGCGCGACGGGCATCCTGCTTGAACCCCTCTATCACTGCGTCACGATCCTCGCTACGACTCACCACGTCCATCCACTTGACGTAGAAACTGCGCGGATCACTACGCGCAAACTGTAACAAACCCCACGCACCAGAACTAGGCGCATCTTCAGGAACCACATCCGTGATCGCCTGATTACGGTAAACCCACTCGAAATCACTCCGGACAGATCCACTCTTGCCAACAAATATATCCTTCGATACCGCTCGCTCCTCGCGAACCTCCACTCCAACACCCTCAGGTACCATCTCGTTAATACCATAGTCAGACGCCGTCTCGTCATACGCCTGCTTCTTGCTCATCCCACTGTCCAAACGAGCCTGACGCATAGCCTTGAACTCATCCCACTTCCCAGACGACTTCAACCTAGCAGCAAACTCCTCGCTCGTTACCCTACTCATCTTTACTCTCCTCGTTGCTGTAGGACCACATACCTTCCGGTAATATTACCGTATGGTATTTATATCATATTTTTGCGTGGGGGTATAGCAAAAGAGAGAGACCCGGCGGCCGGGCGTCGATGGTTCGGTTTCCTGCCCCCCGCCCCCCCTGCCTCGGCCGATCCCTTAGGCCCCTGCCCGCGCACCTGCCTCGCCAGCACGCCAGCGCCGCCCTCGCCCACCCATCAGCCACCGCTTATGTGTTGCCTCGCGAGCGCTCGCGGGGAGAAACGCGGATCCGACTGACCCGTGTATGTAACCGACTTACAAACACACACCCCCCCACCGCCTCGGCCGAGAACAAACAGCCCAGGGCGCAGGCCGATGATGCGACACCACAACAGCCAGGGCGCAAGACGATCGGCCCCGACCGTTTCACGTGAAACACTGCACTTGACACCAACAGCCACCGCATATAAATTGATGACGTACAACAACCAGTCCGGAGGAAGGAACGATGGCGAACAGAGAGACCATCCATTGCGAGTGTGAGGATTGCGGAGGAGAGGAGCACCCCATCACCTGCCGAAAGTGTCAGTGTGAGAATTGCGGAGGGACCGCGCCCGCCTATCTCCACACTGACGATTGGCTTGAGCAACTGGAGGATCTAATCTGGCAAGTGAAGCGCTCGATGGAACCGGGGAAGGCAACACACCGAATCAACCTGCTCTCCCACATCAGAAACCACCACTTGCACTAGGCCAGCGCCCCGGAGGCCGAACCGCCCCGCACTCCACCGAGGAGCCGGGGCGGTTTTCTTTTCGTCCTGACCCTTATTGTTGTTGACTAATCGCAACAAGGCTGTACCATGGGAACCAGTGGGCAGGCCGCTCACCGCTGAACAATCAAAGTGACTCAGCCGGACAATTCAAACGCTCGCGGGTTGCCGACCATCGAGGCAGCCGCACACGCCGGGGAGACTCAGGCGAGGCGAGAGATTATTGCTGTTTGACCAGCGCGGACCGGAGTCCAGAAACGAGGATCTCAA